CTTCTAACCCAATGTAACCAACCTTTAACTTTCTTTTTAAGAAGTGATGGCATAGCTCCCTGCATATTGTGGACTTACCTGCACCACTAGCACTAGCTACTGTGAATATCTGACTAGGAAACAAGCCTTTTGTGTATTCGTTTAACTTTGGAAATGGAAAGTCTGCTACAGGTTTACTTGTTTCTTTAGTAAACAAATCCCAAGCGTCTGCCGCATTAATAAGAGAGTCAGGTCTTACAGGTCTAGCTTTCCATAACCTGTCTTTAACTAGCTCACTTTCTCCTGATACAAGATGATCGTTAACGTCATTACGATCTAGTCTTGCTATGGCAACTTTACCTCTTGGTAATACCTCCATACATTTTTCTGCCGCTTTGTTACCTGCTTCGTCATTATCAAAACAAATAACGATACGACAAAAACTATCAAGCCATTTGTAATTTGCCGCTAAATATTTTGCCGCCGACTGTACCCCCGAAGGTATAGATACACAGGGAAACTTATTACCTTGTATCTGACTAGCACTCATGCAATCTATCTCTCCTTCACAAACAGTTAAGAAGACAGAACCATTACCTCCATGCTGTCTCCATAAATGCTGACCCCATAGCTGTACCTTTGACATATCTCCTATCCATATAAACTTCTTATCTTGAAAGCGTATGTGCTGTGCAACATCATTACCTTTCTGATCTTTATATGTAGCTACTTGTACTGGTTGTCTTCTGTACTCTGACATACCATAACCAAATAGTTCTGAAGTCTCTTTAGTGATTCCACGTTTAGGTAAAGCAATCGGTGTTACCTTAAGTAACTGTGGGTTTGGTTTGTAGATAGGAATGATCTTACTGGTCACTTTCTTTTCTTTTTTGTTTGGGTAGTAGGTGTAGCCACAGTCCATAGTGAAGCAATGGTGGTGTCCATCATCAAAGACTGCACAATTTTTTTTACCGCACTCAGGGCAAACTATTTTGTTTTTGTATTGGCTCTTCATACCAATCATCAGGAATAAATTTGTCGCAGTATTGAAACCCATGTCTCTCACACCACTTGGCATAAGAGATAGAGTTCTTGGCTTTGGATAGTTTGGTTCTGCTATTTTGAAAACAGAACCTTATATCTAGGTCGGGTCGTTTCTCCTTAATTGCAAGATGCTTGCGTCTATCTTCTTTTGAGAAGTAGCCCTTCGTTTCAACAATAAAATTGTTGAGGATAAAGTCAGGGCGATAGGTGCAAGTGATTTCATAGTCAATGCTGAGAGTTTCATAGGTAAAGATAATTTTCTTTTTGGTTAAGTTGTCAGCAAATTGACTTTCAAATTTACTCTTGTATTTAGAAGTCGGCGGCTGTTGACGCAGTACTTTTCTCTTCATAACTACTCGGTGCTTCTGCTAAAAAGTCTGGGCTTCCTGTCCATTCAACGTGTTTTCTTACTATGACTTGTAAAGGTTGGCATCTAATACCGACACCATTAGCACCTGCGTCATAGCCACTACACTTCATAGACATCTGGCCTTCTGTCATAGGACTAATCTTTTCATACTCTTTCTTTTCTTCGTCTGTCATTAGACGTAGTGGGTCTTCATTAGCCCAAAAAGTTACAGGTGGATTAGTCCACACATCACCATTTTGTTTAACTCCACCTGCTTTCTTACTTGTCTTGATGACTAAGTATTCATCTTCTAAGTAATAAGGAAGAGATGGGTCTCCAAACTTATTCTTGGTAAGAGTAAACTTCCTATCTGGATAGTATTCCTTAAGTGAAACTTTCCATCTTTCTAGTAGTTCTTCTAGCTGTGAGTAGATATGTTCTACCGCATCAACTTCTCTACCCATTTCATCTTTCATCATTATGCCTTTTTTGATAAGACATTCTGCTTTGTATTTCTTAATACCCTTGTACTCGTCAGGAGTTACAAGATATGAATACCTAAAGTTTGTAGGATTTGGTGTGACTATTTTAATAGTCTCTGCCTTGAGATCTTCCATGTTTGATACCTTGGTTTGGTTTCCGTTTTATTGCGTCTTTAAAAGACGTTCCTTAACTATACCTTGATTTCGGGCTAAGTAAATATATATGGTGCTGTCAACACATCTGTAATATCATAGTCTCCCATATCTAGTGCCGAAGGTAACTTGCTAGTATCACTCAGTTGTTGTGTTGTTTGGTGGTATAGATTATCCAGATTGTTGTCGCTATAAATGTTAAAGAAACTTTGCTTTACACATTCGATAAACCTTTGAAGCTCACTTGCAGGGCTTCCATAACAGTCGTGAATAACGCAAAAGTTTTTTAGTTCATGCTTGCTTGCTTCAACTAAACTCATGTGACAATGTGCGGCATCAAGACTATGTATATAATTACTAGGAAAACCCTGTGCCTGTTTACGTTTATCCACCTTAGTAGTATCTGGTTCAGCGAGACTAAGCCTGACACTTGAGTTACTTAGTTTAGTCTTTACTCTTTTGATGTCATTCTTGTAGTAGTTCTGTTGTACAAGAAACCCTGATGGTGTATGCCAAGAGATAGGTTTGTTCTCTTTGTTAAAACATAAAGCTGTAGTCTGCAAGTACTTCAATACTTCATAACTTTCTGGGGTTACATACTTAACTGCCTGTTCAATCATGGTTGCCAGATAAAAATTATTCTTAAAATTTTTTGCGATAAAAACATCTTCATTAACAAAGTATCTTTCTATGTAGTTTGCTATTCCGAATGTAGTTGAGTTGTATGGAATCATAAGTACAGGTTTCTTTATAAACTTTCTTGTTAACTTATCTTTGTGTGCATACCAAATTGGTGCTTGCTCTGCCTTGTCATACTTCAGTAGCATCAAGAGAACATCAAGTATTTGTTTATATAAATCCTGTGGTTGTTTAACATTTTGTAGGTTAACTTTATTAGCTAAATGTTGATTAGATATAAGACCTGCTATATGTTGATAGCCATTGTTAGTACCATCAAGACAGCAAACATGGTGAGAGATATACCCATATCCTTCGCATTGAAACTCGCACCACTCTTTACACCAAGCCAAGAATTGAAATGGCTCTTTAGCTTTACCCCATATACCAACATTACCTATCGGGTCTTTATAAACTTCTTCTGCAAGATCAGTTCCTTCTATGTAAGCCCACTCTAATCTTTCCTCGTATGTATGTTTATTCATACCCCAATGGTTAGCACCTGCTATGGCTAACCAGTTCAAGTCTTGTTTAGTCTTTATCTCTGCACCTTCATGGAATCTATGTAGCCCTCTTGCTATGTCATTACCTTGTGGGTGAAAGTGTGCAGTTAGTGGGTACATACGACCAGTAAAATCAAATTGATAAACGTGATAAAATTTTTCGCCAGTATATCTTTTTGCTGTATCAATCATGGATAGTATCTGATAACGCTTGACCATATTCTGTGCGTTCATATCATGTATTAAAGAAGCTAAGTATCTCCACTCTTTTCTTGCTTGCTTATTGGTATCTATATCGAGTGGTTTTGTTGGCAGTTCTGCAAGCTCTCTATCTATTAATGAACCAACCTCTATTCGTTCCTCCCAACAGTATTCAAGAGTTTCTAGTACAAACTGATTTACACCCCAAGCTGTCTGACTCGCCAGAGTTAACGCTTTCAGACTTGTTGTTAAGTCTTCTCCTCGTAGTGTGTTTAGGTAGTCTTGATTAGAACTCTTGATTGCTTTTGTTTTAAGTCTGTCTGTAAAGTAACCACCACTATCTATTGAAGTCCACTCTCTTGGTACATCAAGACAAGGTAGGTAGATAGGAAAGGCCGCAATCCTATTTGATCTTCCTTGTCTTATGTACTTCATAAACCTATCAGTAAAGACAACATAACTTGTAGTTGCCTTGCCTACCTTCTTGTTTACTAGGTTGACCATATTTATTTTTATCATTATCAACTCAATCAACTTCAGCCCAACCTTAAGTTTATTACCCCTTGTCCAAGTCTGAAACTCATGGCCTTTACTGTTCATGTGATAGACCATAAGGTTTCTTTTGTAGCCTTCGTTCTTGGTATCTCTGGTATGTTTCTTTATGTTCTTAAAATGTTTAGGGTCTAGCTCTTCAAACTTAGTAAACCTAAGTTCGTCTTCTAGCATCTGCCCTATCTTGAGGGCAGTAGATACAGTTGTCTTTAACTGCGAAGCATTATCTAATAATACTTTGAAAGCAATAAAGGCAACTACATCTACGTCTGGGAACTGAGAAAGAAACAAAGCAGAAACAGCTTTGACTCCTACCTTACCGCTAAGACTTTCATCTATATGATCTTGTATTGCTTTGCTTAACTTCTGTAGTCCTGACTCTATGATGTTGCGAGCATAATAGTTCTCGGACTCCCTGCCCTTCTCTATGTTTTTGTTTTGTTTACTGATCTTGTTATAGGCTGAGATGCTAGAGATACTTTGCTCTAGCTCTAGTTGTTTCTTACTTGGCTCAACCATTTTTCTTTCTTTCTTTTTGTATGTAATCGTGTAGTCCTAAAAGTTTTTTAGTAAGTGGACTTTCTAATTCTTTTTTTTCTTTTTTTCTTTGTTTTTCTACATGATGTATTGCCATTAGTATTGACCACTCTATGTCCCTACATTGTTTTTCAGTAAGATCAATCTTCATCAGTTCAACACCTCCACATAGCTATGTAGTGCTTTGGGTTGTAAATGTGCATAGATCATGGTGTTCTCTATGTCCTCATGCCCTAGCCAATCCTTAATAAGAAGTATCGGTA